GAACAAAGCCGCCTCGCTTAGAAAATCCGCCAGATGCGGAACGCCGCGCAAAATTATCACGTTTCCGCTTTCGACAAAAGGCGCGGTGTCAAATGCCCGCGAAACTTTATCACGATCACGCTGGATGCCTATCATCGGCAAGCCTTCGCGCTTTAATTTCTGGATCAAGCCAGTGCCGCTTACCTTGTCTTCAACCTTGAAGGCTCGCAGCGTCCCCATATTCTCGATGGCCTTGTGCTTGGAATAAAATGCTCGCGCCATCGTTTCCAATTCCGGGGCTTCCCATTTTCCACGCGCCATATCCAGCAAGACAGCTTGACCATTTACTGTTCGTCCCCAGCATTGGAATACGGAATAGTCGTTTTGCTCTTTGGTTTTCTGTGCCGTGTCGGCATAGATCGAGCGCCACAGAATAGGCGGCGGCTGGTCGAGCATTTGCCACCAGCTTTCCTTGAATATACCGCCGCCGATAGGTGACGGGCTTTGCATATATTGTCCAGCGAAAACGTATGGCGATGATGCTTCAAGTCTTGCCAGCATATCGTCAGGAAATTGTTTCTCCCAAAATGAACGGCCATCGGGCAGGCGGGCTGGAATTATGAGATGCTCCCATTGCTCTCCTGATCCACCATTCAAAAGCCAGCCAGACAAATCTTCTTCATGTAGGCGCTGCATGATCACAATGACCGGGCCATCGGCTTTATTTAGGCGGCTGGCTATCGTGTTCTGATACCAGTCTATGACGTTCTGGCGCATGATCTGAGAAGTGGCTTCGCCAGCCTTGTGCGGATCGTCAATGATGATGGCGCCGCCAAACTCCTCACGCATCTTGGATGCGCCATAGCCAGTGATTGTTCCATCTGCGCCGGTAGCATAAACAATGCCGCCTTGCTTGGTTCGAAATTCATCCTTCGCTTTGCTATCGTCTTGCAGCGCTGTCCAAGGAAATATTTTGCGATATTCGTCTGATTGCATAATAGCGCGAACTTCGTATGCGTTCGAGGTTGCAAGTCGCTTTGAATAGCTGGCGTGAATAAACTCGCAATCGGGATAAAGCCCCATGGCCCATGATATGAACGCCTTGACGGCTATTTCCGTTTTGCCGGATCGAGGCGGGATGTTGATAATCAGGCGATTGGTTTTGCCAACAATAACTCGCTCCAAAGCCTCGCAGATGCGTTTCTGATGCCAATTTTCCAGCATAGCAACGCCCTTGCGGGCTTTGAAAATGTATTTCGTATAAGGAAACAGACGCCCCAGTATTTTGGCGTGTTCTTCAGATGTCATCATGGACTTTTTTCAATGCTGCCATAACAGCCACCTGAACCGGCTCAGGCTTCAACGATCCATCTTCATTGCTTAGATTGACCGTTTCACGCCACCCCGCTCTAGTTTTCATCCAGAAAATCGCAGCAGCGACAGCGCCCTTTTCATTGCTGGTAGCAATGCGAAACAGGTTTGATGCCACCTGCGTATTCAGGATTGACTTAGATTCAGCCAATTCCTTCGCGTAATACTTCCGCAGCGTTATATCGCTGATACCAATGATGCGGGCAATATCATCATGCTTGATGCCAATCCCGGCCATCAAGGTGACTTGCTTTCTGGATCGTTCGTCAGGCTTGTGCGATTGTGTTGTCATGGCTAAACCTGTTCTAAAATTGGAGCGTGCGGGTCAGTGCCGCCCTGCCGCTGTGCTTCCGGGGAGGAAGCCATCGCCTGCTTCGCACGCTTTTGATATAGTTTAGCGAGCGGCATGATACGCGCCCGCATTTCGTCGTCAAGTGGCATGAGGTATCGATGCTTGCCGGGCTTCTCAACGGGTATGCATTGGTCAATGCGCCAACATTGACGATATTTTCCTTGAACTTTGATTCTACCATCCTTTGAAACCATCCGACCGTGCCACTGCTTGCCATCAGGAGCAATGTATTCTGTAGTTGGAGGCTGTCGCCCAGTATATATCCAGTTTCCAGCCTGATAAATCCCGCCGTGGTGTCCTTCACTTGGATCAGCAAACGATACGATCAGCCTCAACTCTGGGCTGTTACGGATCAGAAACTTCATTGCCAACTTAACCACACGAGAGACGGGCACATCGTGTTTTGTAAGAGCAATGCGCGTCAGTTCACACCCTTCCGTCGCTGTCAGTCCAAATGGTTTGAGCAAGTTATTATTAGCGCCGCGGCTAAAGATGACCACACCAATAAATTTTTCCCTTTCCCAAGCGCCAACCTTCACTAGCGGCGGAACAGGCAATACGCGCGAATAGTGCCACGTTTCAACAGCATACTTCGCTGCCTCATGCGTGGCCCAATCGATTTTAAGATCAGCCTTCGCCATGTTTCCTCAAATCGAACTCATCGCCGCAATGCGGGCATTGAATGATCTTTGGCGCTAGTTCATCCAGCTTGCCCTGATCGTCTTCGCTTCCCGGCGCGAAGTTTGGCTCATCAAACATTGACGCCATCTCCCCGACGCTAAATCCGATCTTGTTCAGATCAAAATTCATTTCGCCAATGTCCTGAAGTTCTACCTTCAACAGGTCCATATCCCAACCGCTATTAAGCGCCAGCTTGTTATCCGCCAGCACATAGGCGCGACGCTGGGCTTCGGTCCACCCGCTCGCAACCATTACCGGAATTTCCTCAATTCCTAATTTGCGCGCCGCCATGACGCGCCCATGGCCTGCGATGATCTGGCCTTCTTCGTCTACCAGAACAGGGGTGGTCCAGCCCCATTCCTTGATGCTGGCGGCGATCTGCGCCACCTGTTCGTCGCTGTGCGTCCGGGCGTTTCGGGCATACGGGATCAGGCTTTCAACTGACCGCCGCTCGACATGATCGGCAGGCCATTCGTTTTTAGTTTTCACATCATCACCTTTTTTGAGCGGGATTGAAGCTTCCGCTGCTCCCGCCTCCACATTCGATATTCTATTTTGACATCCTCAAGCGGATCTTCCGCCAAGTATCGCTCAACTGGGCTTAGTCCATTGTATTTGATCCGCAGATTTTCCTGCTGTGATATTAGTTGCCTAACTCGCTCTCGAGTAACGTCAAGCAACTTACCTACCTGCACAAGCGTCATTCCGTGCGCCCGCGCCCGCAATACCCGCTCGCGGCGCTCCCAGCTTTTTTGCTTATACGCAACATCTTCCGGCACTAGATCAAACCAGTTCATGGCCGGAAACCTTTAACTTGAAATCGGCGTCTGGTCTTTTCCCACCGTCCGCGCTTTTGCCTCGATCCATTCCAGATCGACTTTGCCTTCGCGGACAGCTTCCATGATCAGAACTATAGAGCGCGGCGTTGGATTTTTCCCGGCCAGCCAGTTGTCGACCGTGCGCGTGGTCGAGCCAGCGATTTCAGCCGCGCGGGCTTTTGAGATTTTATAGTCGTCAAGAAATTGTTTCAGCATGGTTCGCTCCTGTTTTGGCTCGCGTAATATATTCGCATGATTTTATTCTGTAAAACATTCGGCAATCTTATGCCCAATTATTTCACAACCCGCACTGGCTTAACGTCGATTGAACGCATCAGAGTGTCTACGAAGGCATATGCCAGTTCGACGGCGCGTTCATCTTTCATGTGGACGCAGGCTGTCAGCAGATATTGCGCGGCCTGCGCTCTCTGAGCGGCAACGTCATAGAAATGCGGGCAACCCTCTTCCGAACGCTCGATGTATTCCACTTCGTCTTCGCTCATGCTTTCCCCCATGCTGATGATGTTTCGCCCAAGGGTTTCTCAAGAAATATTTCAGAATAGGACACATGGCCATACCGCTCGTTTACAAACACAAGAGGCTGGGACGGGACAGACGGCGAAGCGCGTAGGGACTTCGCAGCGTATTCGTCAAAGCCTTTCAGGCTGTTCGCCACAATGATGCCGGGCAGATAGAGCGGCTGGTGCCAGTGTCCCATCAAAAGATAGTCAAAGTCGCGCCCGAAAGCCGCCGCCTGTTTGCCGACTTTCAAACTGCCGCGCATAATCGGGCCGACTGAACCAATGATGCCATCGCCGCCCCTGACGCCTAGCATATCGCCGTGCGTTGCAAGGTATCGCTGCCCAAAAATCCGAAAATGGACTTCGTTCGTAGGCGGGTTGTCGAAAACCAGCCGCTTATCCTTCGCGAAATGCCGGATCAGCATCTCGTAGATCAGCCAATCAAAGTTAGTGTAAACCGTCCCCTTGAACTCCGGCTTGTGCGTGTTGCGCCCATGGTTGCCGCTAGTGCATGGGATGTATATCGACTTGAACTCATCCGCCATCCGCTCCAGCGCCCATGCCAGCGTGTCACGAACATGCAGCGCCGCTTGCATCTGGGTTAGTTCGTCAGATCGCAGCAACTCAGGGTGCAGCCCGCCGCTAATAAAATCGCCCAGCAAGCAAACCACTGCGCCTTGGTAGTTGCCGGGGCCATGGTTCCGGCACAAATGGATTGTGGTTTCCACCAGATCGCGAACCCGGCGCTCCATGATCTGCGAATTGTATTCGTTCAGTCCATGCAGTTCACGCGGGTTGACGACCTCGCCAGCATGCCAGTCTGACCAGATTGTCAGGACGATGTGCTTGCCTTTCCCCTTCCCGTCCGTGACCAGCGTCCATTTCGGCGGTTCAACCGGCGTGGACGACATGTTGCCGATCACGGCCAATATCGCCTTGTCGATGGTCTCCGCCTCTTCCATCTCGCGCAGCCGCCGTTTCAAGGACTTGACCTCGTCCGCCATGTTAACGCCGGACGCTGCGACTTCTGGCGCTTGATAGAGGCTCCAGTCAGGGACGATCCCCATCCGCTCCATAATGGCGACACGGCCCTGCATCGTGGCTCTAGCGATGCCCAGACGCTGCGCCGCGATGGTCATGGCCGACATCGTGCTGCCCAACCCAGCGTGAACACCGGGCGGGGTGAAGCCATCTCGCAACGCCTGCTCGATTTCCTTTTTCATCAGCAAGGCGACTTTGCGCGGCAATGGGGCGGGCGGCATCTAGGCTCCAGAAACTATTTCAGCAAAATGATTATATCAGAAAAAATCTGCTAAATATGCCCC